CTGAATCTGATATTGCCCTTACACCAATTCGGCATCCTCTCACCTCACGTTTATTTCGTCATTTTAACTTGGTAAAAACATGTGGATTTTTCCACGTTCAGCACGGTTTTATTCCCTTGCTTGGAAACGTTGCCATTTTACAGTCGGTGCGATCCTATTCCGGATCTCCTCGTAATCCTCCATCACCCGGATCTTGTGACCCAGGAGCAACAGCGTGTGATCATAAAACGCGCCGATATTGTCCGTGTTCACGCACACTTTCCCCCTGGGCGCATAGTCGCGTTCCCCGGTCATGTCGTCCACGTCCATGGCCGCGCCTTCGAACTCAATGAACATCCTACTTCCTCCCTTCCAGTAGCCCGATGATCCTCGACACGTACCCCGGCAGGATCTCCCGCTCTTTCTCCAGGCGCCGAAGCTCCTGGGTAGCGTTGGTGATGTTCTCCCGCAGCCAGTCAATGCGCCGGTTCAGCCGGTTCTCTTCGTCCGTAGGCCCGGCAAGGCTCTTCTCCAGTGCGTCCTTCAGCACGGCGTATTTGTACATCGTGTTATCCGTGCTCCGGCTGCCGCTGTACGCGTACCGGTCCTGCGCGTCGTTGTATGCCCGTTTCAGGCGCTCAATCTCTTTCTTTACGATCTGCTCCGCGTCCATTCGTCTTCCACCCCTTCCCAGTCAATCGGCGTCCCGCACCAGCGGCAGGCTTCCATCTGCGGACGGGCTTTCCGTGGCACATTCGCCCCGCCGGTTATGATCAGCCTCCCGCACTTCCCGCAGTAAACCTTGTACGGCACGTCAAAAAAGTATTCAATCTCCGGCACGGCCTTCTCCGTTTTCACTTCGCTCACTGTATTCTCCCCTCCGTTTCCGTCCGCATCTCGTTCACGATCTCCGTCAGCAGCTGCTCCGGAACCTCGACGAACGGTATAAACGGCACATCGCAGAACCCGTCCAGCATCGGGCACGAATCGCACCCGCCCGGCCTCATGCAGCAGTCAATCGCCGCGATCAGCCGCTCCTTCCTCTCGTTCATGCGTACCTCCTGTATGAGTTTTTCACGTCGTCATTGTTCAGAACGACATATCTCATGGTCGTGTCCAGCTTCTCATGCCCGAGAATGCTCGCCACCTCCTGAATCGGCATTCCGCGCCGCGTCATGCTCGTGGCCAGCGTCCGGCGGAACTTGTGCGGATGCACATGCTCCACGCCGGCCCGCTTCGCCAGCACCTTCAGCATCTGCCGAACTCCGCCGGGCTGCAGCCGCTCGCCACGCAGGCCGATGAAGAGCGCGCTGTTGTCGTCCTTCCGCCCTTCCAGGTACTCCCGCAGCAGCATTCCCGTCACGCTGTCAAAGTAGACCTTCCGCTCCTTGTTGCCTTTCCCGTGCACGATGCACTCCAGGCGTTCCAGATCCAGGCATCCCCTGTCGAGCGCCATCGCCTCGCTGATCCGGCACCCGGTGGATCCGAGAAAATGGATCAGCGCGAGGTCCCGCAGCGTCCGGCAGTTCCGGTACAGCTTCTCGAAGTCCGTTTCGCTGTAAATCGCCTTCGTCTTCTTCGCGCACCGGATCGTTCCCAGGTTCTCCGCCGGATTCCGCTCAATCAGAGATTCCCTCCGGAGCCATCCGAAGTACGCGCTGAAGATCTGCCTGTCTCCGTCCAGCGTGCTGTCCGCGATCCCGCGCGCCTTTTCCGCGGACAGCCATCCGCGCAGGTGGTAGACCGTGATCTTCCGCGTCGGAACCTTCACATAGTCCATCAGCTTCCGGATCTTGTACCTGTACCGATCGATGGTCTTCGGGCTCCGGCCCTGCACGCGCATCGCGTCGATGTAGCAGTCCAGCAGGTCGTCCTGTTCGTCACCGAATCCGGCCGTCTCGCGCATGTCGAACCCCTCCAGGATATCGCTGACCGTCCGCAGCGTCTGGTTCATCGCGTCCACCGTCAGGCTGCTGCTCAGCTGCTTCTCGATCTGGTTCAGAAAAGATATTTTTGCGTCTATTGCCATTGTTACACTCCTTTCCTCAGAACGGCAGATCCTCATCCGCCACGTCCGCCAGGGAATACCCGTCAGGCACTTCCCATCCGTACCGGATCTCCCCGGCGTCCTTGTCCGTATACATCCGTCTGCTCTTTTCGCTGTACAGCAGCTTGATGTCGTTCTTCCCGATCCTGTGCCGGCCGAACAGCCGATTCTTCAGAATCTGAATGTGGTTAATCCCGCTCAGCTCCCGGTCCCGCGCGCAGGTCAGCACCACGTCCGCCTTGTTCGTCACGTCCGCCGATCCGCTGACGTCGTCGTTGTCCAGTTCCCGGTTCTTCTTCTGCGTGTACGGCGATTTCCGCGGATGCGCCACGACGATGATGCACACGTTATATTTCATCGCCAGCTTTTTCAGCCGTCCGACGAACTGGCTCTGTCCCAGATACAGGTCGTTCTGGTTCATGATGCTCTCCAGCGCCGTCATCAGGTTGTCGATGGCGATAATCCGCACGCCGTACTGCCGGATAACTTCCTCGACCGTCCGGATCAGCAGGTTCGTCATGTTCACGTCGTCCTCCGGGATCACCGCGTTGTCGTAAATGTAGATCCGGCCCCTGTACCACCGCGTAATCGCCTCCACCGTTCCGCTTTCGATGCTGTAGTCCTTCTCGCCGTATTCGTTCATGGCTTCCTGGATGTTCCCGGGCCCGGCCAGCTGAAAGTCCAGCCACCGCTTGAAAAACTGATCCGTCAGCTCCCCGGAATACACGAAAACCGTGTAGGGATTCCCGTTCGGGTCCTTCTGATCCAGCACGTTGCAGATCATCTGGCTCAGAAACGTGCTTTTCCCTTGTCCACGTTCCCCCGTCAGAATCACCACCTGTCCCATCACAAGCCCGCCGGTGGCCCGGTCGATGTCCTTGATGCCGGTTTTCACCCGCTCCAGCGCGTTCAGGTCCACGTTCTTGACCGTGCTCAGGTCCTTCACGTTGCTGATCCTCGGTTCCTCCGCCTTCTCAACGGCCTTCCGCACCGCCTGCGGTCCGAACTTTGTCAGGATGTCGTTCGCGTCCTTCTCGCCCAGGTAATCCTGCCGCCGCACCGCGCGGATCCGCACGTCCAGCCGGTCCTTCAGCGTGTCCAGCAGTGTCATTTTCCCTTTTTCCCAGTCTCCGAAAACGACAATCTCCCGGAACCTGTTCACCCATTCCGCACACGGCGTCAGCCATGTAAACGATGTGCATCCGTTCGGCACGCTGACCACGTCCGGCCGCTTTCCTTCAAACTCTTTTCCCCGGAAAGCCTCCGCCACGCTCAGCGCGTCCATCTGCCCCTCGGTGATCACCAGCGTCCCGAAGCCCGCACATTGTTTCATGCCGAAAAGGATGGGCATGGTGTCCTTTTCAAACCACTCCTTGCTTTTGTCCTTCCCTTTCCGGAACATCATGTTCCTGTATTTGATCGTCACCAGCTTCCCGGCCTCGTCGTAAAACGGAAAGCACAGAATCCGCGGATTGTCCTTCCGGGCCGTCACGTCGTACTTCTGCGCGGTCTCCCGGCTGATCCCCCGGCCTTCCAGGTATCCGACGCTGCTGTCCCGCATCTCCGCCGGCCCTTCCGGCTGCTTCAGGTCCCTGTATACCGCCGGCTTCGACGTCTCCAGCGGATAGTCGAAGTCCCGGCACAGCTCCACAAAATGCCCCTGTTCCCCGCAGCTGGCGCGCTTGCAGTTGTAAACACCCTTTTTCACGTTGACCGCGAAGGTGTCCTTGTCCTTTGTGTGTCCGTCCCCGCCGTGGCAGTACGGGCAGATCCGGAATACCAGTTCATCCCCTTTCAGATGCGTATCCGCCCCCAGGAACGCGGCGAATCCGTATATGTCGCTCTCATTCAGCTGATAGCTCAATGGGTCCGCCTCCATTCCTCATAGTCATCCCATCCGGTGAACCCCATACTGCGGAGATTCTCCGGGAACCGCCCCCGGCCCGCACCGCCCGCGTCAGCGCGGCGGGCGGATTTCTCATCATCTTCTTCTATCTTTCCGTTTTCCTTTTCGTTTTGTTTTCCGTTTTGTTTTCCGTTTGGTTTTCCGTCTGTCTGGTAGGAACTATATTTTGCAACGGTCAGAAGCTTTCCGTTTGATTGTCCGTTTCTGTGTCCGTTTTTATGGACGATAATCATTCCGTCGTTTTTCAGACGCTCCAGAAACCTTCTCGCCTTGCCGTGTGACCATCTCCACCTGTTCGCCAGATACAGCACGCTGCAGCACACGGCGCCCGGATCGTCAGAATCCGGCCGCTTCGCCATCAGAATCAGATCCACCCACGCCTGTCCCCTGGTAAACGGTTCCTCTGTCCACATCGGATTGTCGATCAGCTTCCGCCAGACTTTTGCCCATCCTTCATGCGCCACGCCGTCCAAGCCCCCTGTCGCGCTCCAGCTGCTCGAACACGGCAACGGCCAGCGCGACCATCAGCGGGTGCTCCCCGTGCCGGACCGTCGTGCCGCTCATCAGCTCGCAGCACTTCACCCAGTCCTCCCGGGTGTTTCCCATTCCCTGCAGCGCCTCGTGCAGCTTGTAGGCGTCCGCCCACATCGCCCGGATGTCCTCCGGCAGTTTCGCGCTCATTTCCTCACCCCCGTCAGGTATTCAATCAGCTGTTTTCCGGTGCTGTTCGGATGGCAGAACCGGAACCTCACGCCGTATTCTTCCTGCATCGTGTACATCGCCTTCCGCAGTACGTCCGGACGGAACCGGTGCATCGGCAGGCCGTCCCAGCCGATGGGAGAGCGCCAGTTATCCAGGCGCCCTCCCGGCAGCTGTTCCTCAATCAGCACAACCAGCACAATCCCGCAGCGCTTCGCCCGTTCGCATTCATCCCGGAACCGCTCGTGCTCCTGGAAGATGTTCCCGGCCAGCTCCGGAACGCCGTATTTGGTGTCGACGGATATGTCGCCCTTCCCGGCGATCTGGTAGTCGCCCACGTTCAGCGCCTGGCGGATGATCTCGATGCCGTTCCGTTCGCAGTACCGGTGGATGTTCCGATGCTTTCCCGCCTGCTGGCGGGTGTCTTCATACAGAACCATCTCCGCACCCCCGTCAGAACGGGAGTTCGTCTGTCTCGACCGGCGTGAATCCGCGGTCCTCCGCCTCCGCCTGCTGCGGCTGTCCGCGGTCTTCCTTTGGCCGCATGGTCTCGATAATCCCACGCCGCACGTCGTCCGCAACCTCCAGCCGGCCGATCTGCGTGTACGGCGTTCCGTTGTATTTCCCCTCGCGGACGTTGATGCCGACGGTCTTTCCCTTCAGCTTCTTCTCGTCCCAGTCCCATTTGAATCCGGGATTGCTCTTCTCGATGCAGAACATCGAATTGTTGAACGTGCGCAGGTCCCATTCCGGGTGATTCCGCCGGCTGTTCTCCGGGTTCGGAATCTGAATCCGGAAATCTCCCTTGTATTTCGCCTGGTACTTCTGCTCGAAACCGGCCTTGCCGTTGTCGTTCTCGTACCGCTTCGTGTAGTATCCGGCCCACTCGCCCTCGATGATATCCAGCCGGAGCACCAGCTGCTGATCCGGCTCCGCTCCGTCGATCTTCACGTTCTTGATGGCCGCCACATACGTTCCGGCGGGCAGCATGGGGAACTTCTTTCCGCGCTCTTCGCTCTTGAATCCGTCAAACTGTTTCATTGTTTTTTCCTCCTTATTTTTCATTCATTCCGTAATATTCACGGATGGTTTTGTCCACGTAGGCCAGGTCGTTCGGGATCTTCTCCGGGAACATCTCTTCCGGGCTCTTCACGGTGTCGCCGCCGTTACTCTGCGTCCGGAACCAGTGCCCTTCCGGGTCGATCTCCGTCCGCAGAACGATGTCGAACAGCCCCTCGACGGTCAGCTTTTCGTCCAGCATCCGCCCGATAGTCTTCGCCTTGATCCGGCCGTTGCTGTCCGTCTCCGTGTGGTGCAGAAAATAGACGATCACGTCGTCCGGCGTCTTGTTGATCACAAAATGGATCAGGTTCCGGAAATTCAGCGCCAGATCCGTGAACTTCTGGTATCCGCTTTCTGCGGCCCTGTCAAAAAACTCATTCACCAGCAGGTACTGGCTGTCATCGACGACGTACTGCTTCAGCTTCGGGTCCGCCAGCGCCTTCAGGATGCTGTGGTACGTGGCGTTCTTCAGGCACCGGAACTCCTTCCGGAAGGGAAGCCGGGGCTTCTCCACCAGGAAGATGCCCACGGCCTCCGGATCCATGCTCTTGATGCTGAAGGTCTTTCCGCTGCCGCTCTCGCCCAGGATCAGAACAGGAATGCCCATTACCGGATCACCACGCTTTCCGTCTCTTCCAGCGCCGCCCCCGGAATTACATACCCGTCCTTCAGCGCTTTTTTGATTTCATCTTTTCTCAGTTCCGGCTCCGGGAATTTCAGAAACCGGTCCGGTTCCTCCAGCGTCTGCAGAAACTTCACCAGCTTCGCCTCATCCTCCACGCTCACCCGCTGGCTGTGCGTCTGGTAAACGTTGCACCGCGGAGTCTTCAGCTTTTCGCCGTCCAGGGCGATCAGCAGCCAGGCTTTCAGCGCGGCGATCTTGTTGTCCAGCGCCCGCTTCCGGGCCAGCAGCTTGTCCGCCTCTTCCTTCACGGCGGCGGCCTCCGCCATCATGTCCTTCTCCCACAGGGCCACGCCCTCCAGTTTGCGCTCGCGCTCCATCTGCAGCGCGCTCAGCGCCTCGCCGTCGATGATCTCGCCGGTCTCCATGTCCACGCAGTTCAGAATGTCCTGGTCGATTTCATAAAGCGCTCTCATTTGTTCATTACCCCCAACTCTTCCATAATCGCCGTCAGCTTATTACTGATCAGTGTCAGCAGTTCGTTGTTCCGTTTCAGCTCTTCCATCATGTAGTGCGTGGCCTCTATCTTGATCTGGCCGATGTTCATGCCGGTGCTGGCTGCCGGTGCTGGTGCCGCGTCCTGGTTTTTCTTTTTCTGATTTTCCGCCTTGACCCTGGCTTTTATTACTGACATTTCATGCTTGTAATCGTCGTACGTTTTGCAGCGCTTTATCAGCAGAACGGTTTCCTTCTTGCACCCGAACGTTTTAGCGATAACATCATCAGCCTCTCCGCTTTCAATCAGAATGCGGATTGCTTTGTATCTCTGGAAGGTTAACATGATCCGTTACCCCCCCCATGTGGATTTTTTCATTGTTCTGTTTTCCTTTCTGTGCTACAATAAGCACGGTTCATAATTGTCTCCGGCCGGCTGAGCGTTCGCACCGCTCACCGGCTTTTTCCATGCTTTCCGACATATTCCGGCTCTCTTTTGTATCCGCCGAAGCAGTTCCGCTCAAACGCCCGCGCGGCCTTTTCGCTGAACGTGTGCGGCGCCGGCTGTTCCACAACGGCCCGGTAGATCTTCACGGATCCGTCCCTGAACGCCATCTTCAGCGCGTCCGGATACTGGCTGGCGCTGTCTTTATCCCACAGCGGAACGGGATTGTACATCGGCATCACCCTGGGCTCGCTCATGTTCCTTCCTCCTTTCTTCCTCAAGTCTCTTCAGGGTCTTCTTGTATTCCGCCGTCCTCTGACTGTTCTCGTGCATCCGCTTCTGCAGGTTCTTCTTTTCGTACCGCAGATCCGACAGGGCGTTCCGGATCTCCGCGATCCAGTATTCGTATTTCTCGCCGTTCGTCACAGTTCCACCCCCAGGATCTGCGCGGCGTGCTCCATCTCTTTCCGGAAGCTCCGCCACTGTTCAATCGTGTAGCTCATAACGTCCAGGCTCTCCACCGGTTCAAAGTCGATGTAGGTCTTCTCGTTCACGTCGCTCCGGCGGTACCGTCCGAAGACTCCCTCAACTTCACGGACCGTCATGCCGTCATAATTCACTGGCTTCCGGATCTTCGGGACATCTGCAGGCGTTTCCGGAACCTCAATCTTCAACCCCATGTCCTTGCACTTCCCGAAGAACTCATCCGCGGCGGCCTTCGCGCCTGCCATGGCGCCCGCAGCAGTGAATTCGCCTTCCGGCGTCTCAACGGATTTTGAGTCCTTCCTGGGCAGTTTGTCCGGCAGCTTCGCGTATGTATCCGGATCCGTGTCTTTCAGCTTCGCCTTGATCTCGTACCATTTCTGTGCCGGCGCAGATCCGCCGCATTCCTCCAGGTACGGAAGCGGGTTTCCTCCATCCAGCGCGATCCGGACGGCCTCCGATTCCTGTTCCTTCGTAAAAATCCGTTTGTGGCCCACTCTCTTTTCCTCTCCTTTCCTTTCCATCGCCCGAAAGCATTTCCATGTGCACCAGTACCTGTAATTCCCTCCGCCGTACAGTTTCTTGTAAGTCCACAAGTGCGGATAGAGCACAGGAAACCACTTTCCACATTCAGGACATTCCTTCATGGCTGGTTTGCTGAATGAATTTTTGTAAAACGCCATCCGGTTCACCTCGCAAAGAACACGATGCCCATCAGCACGGAAGCCAGGAACGGAAGACAGGTCACGACCATCCAGTACAGTTCCCGCTCGGCCTGTTCGTCCTCGCTCATCCGCACGCGGAACTTCCGCCCCTCCGTGGTTTTCAGGGTTTTGTAATTGCTCATTGCAGCGCCTCCTCCTTGTCCATCAGCCGCCCGGCGATCTCCGGCGCGGTGACTGTCAGGATCCCGATCACGGCGCCTGTCAGCACCTTCACGAGACCGATCAGTTCCTTCAGCTGCTCCTCGATCCCGTCCGTCCGCTTCCGTTCTTCCGCCTCCGCGCCGAGAAACCTCAGGAAACCGGCCCGCGGGATCTTCACCCGGTTTCCGCTGACTACCACCGGGAACGGCAGCTGACCGCTCCGGGCGTATCCGATCAGCCGACCGACGTCCATCTTCATCACGCTGGCGGCCGTGGCCGGGGTGATAAAGTCGTCCGTCATGGCTTTCACGTCGTCCAGTGTCAAGGTGTTCCCTCCTTTCTTCGCTTAAAGCGAGCGTTTACCGCAAAAAATAAAGTCTGCCGGGTACTTGTACAGCTTGCAGATCTCCATGAACTTGTCATACGGCGGAGAAGTCTTCCCTTTTTCCCAGCTGCGCAGCGTCGCCACATCGACGTGCAGCTTCAGCGCGGCAACCTCCTGAAGGAATCCGGCGTTGACCCTCGCGGCCGCCAGGGAGATCTTCGGCGGGTAATTCGTGTACTCCATTCTTGCTTCACCTCCTTTGAAATTTTCTGTAACCATTGCTCATTATACTCGCTTAAAACGAGATGTCAAGCATAAAGCGAGATTTTTTTATTTTGGCGCTTGTTTTTCTCGCTTTTATCAATTATACTAAGGTTCCAAGGAGGAATTGAATATGCCAGACAATATTAAGGAAATCTTCTCACGGAACCTCCGGTATTTCATGGAATTGGGAAAAATCAGCCAGGCGGACATCTGCCGCGATCTGAAAGTGTCCTCCGCCACCGCTTCCGACTGGTATAATGGAAACAAGTTCCCGCGGTCGGACAAGATCCAGCGCCTCGCCGACCTGCTGGGCGTCCGCCTGTCCTCCCTGACGACCGAGAACGGCCCGGAGGATTATGAGTATCAGCGCCGTCTTGAAGCGCTCCACAAGAATCCGAAGCTCCGTATGCTGTTCGATATCCAGATGGGCCTGAAGCCGCAGTCGCTGGACGCCGTGACGGCCGTCGTGAAGGAGATCGCGAAAGAGCGCGGAGAGGATGATTGATTTTTTCCTCATGCGCTCCGGTAAAATCCTTTTTAAGGAGAACAAAAGGAGCGTGATGGAAATGAGCGAAGTCCCGATTGTCCTGAAGGATCTGCCCGTCGGCATCCGCGGGTTCATCTGCCTGGGCTCCGATTATGAGCCCGTCATCGTCATCAATTCCCGCCTGTCCAGAGAGCAGCAGCAGAAAACATACGACCACGAGCGGGAACATCTCCGGCGCGGTGAAATGTTTAATGAAGACTATCACGAATATGAAGGAGGGTAACACATGAATTTTTTCGGAATCATCGAAGCGCTCGCCAACATCACCTGCCTGGCCTACATCGTTATCCTGACCATCGACGTCATTTACGACGCGGTCTATGCCCGGCGGCATGATTCCGGAAGGAAGGCGCGGGCAAAATGATTTGTACTAAGTGCAAGCAGGAGCTGGTACAAAGTACAAACTACTGTCCGAACTGCGGCAAGAAGCTGGCGACCGAATCCCGGAAGCGCCGCCAGAAATCGCGCGGCAACGGCACCGGCTGCGCGTACTATGACCGGGCGCACCGGTACTGGGTCGCCCAGGTGATTGACGGATACCGGCCCCTTCCTCCGTTCGATCCGGCCAACCCGGAGAACCGGAAACAGCGCGTGCCGATCAAGAAAACCAAGAGCGGATTCAAGCGCCGGGAGGACGCGCTGGCGTACTGCCAGACGCTGAAAAACGGCCCGCAGAAGCCCTCTCTCGCCCCGACCCTGGCAGTTTACTGGGAAACGTACAAGAAGGGCGCGTATGAGGCGCTGAGCGCGTCAAAACAGCAGGCATACAGAACCGCATGGAAGAAGCTGGACACTATCAGCGGGACCCGGATTGACCAGCTGACGGTCTCAGATCTGCAGGCTGTGGTCGCGGAGAAGTGTAATTCTTATTACACCACCCGGGATGTCCGGACGCTGCTGATCAGTCTGTTCAGGATCGCAGCTGCGGAGGGATATGCGAATAAGGACCTGCCGACCTTCATCAATCTGCCTCAGCTGCAGGAAACAGAGCAGACGCCGTTCTCGGAAACCGAACAGAAGGCGCTCTGGAAGCAGTACGAAAAACCGGACCTCCGCGCAGCCGTCCCGCTGCTGATGATCTACACAGGAATGATGCCCGGAGAGGCCATGAAGCTCAGAGCGGACCAGATCGACATCGAAGGCCGCCGGATCCACGGCGCCGGGATGAAAACAAAGGTCCGGAAGAACTCGGACATTGTCCTGGCGGATGACATCGTCCCGATGGTTCAGGATCTGATCGACCACGCCCAGCCGTCCGGATACATCTGGAAACGCGACGAGAAAGAATGGTACGCAAACTATCACGCCGTGCTGGCCGACGCCGGATGCCGGGATCTTCCGCCGTACTCCTGCCGGCACACCACAGCGACCGCGCTGGCCGTGACGCAGAACATCGCGCCGCAGACCGTCAAAAAAGTTATGCGGTGGTCAACGGCCCGGATGCTGGACCGCTATGCTCACCCGGATCAGGACGATGCGCTGAAGGCCGTCAACACGCTGAAAAAGGCCTCGGAGTAACTCGGTAGTAGCTCGGTAGTAGACCGGATTTTGAGGGTATCTCAGTGGAATTTTGATCAGGGTCGCGGAGACAAAGAAAAACCCGCGATCCTTTATATATCGCGGGTTTGAGCGGAGAAGCCGGGATTTGAACCCGGGCGACCTTTAACAGTCCTACTCCCTTAGCAGGGGACGTCATCGTATAGTATTTTCAACGGTTTGCTGTCTTGTTCTCGGTAGTAACTCGGTAGTACGACCATTTTCAGGCACAAAAAAAGCGCCCTGGTTACTTTCACCAGGGCGTCGTTTTACTTGACGGCTACTTGATTATTCCGGCAGAGTGTCGTCCGGATCTTCCTCCGGCTCATCGTCAGGCGGTTGCTGTTGCTGTTTGACCTCCGGCAGTCCTGTTGCCAGCGATGTCAGGATGCTGAGAACAGCGGCCGCACCACTCACACTCAGCGCACGGAGCCACTGGATCTCCTCCAGGGCCGCACCCACTGCGATAAATCCAACAAATGTCTGTGCAAATGTCCTCGCCGCGCGGATCAGCGCCGCGACTGCCCACTCTTTCCAATTCCACCGCATTCCGCTTCCTCCCTTAAATCGTCGTCATCTTGACGATGGCTTCATACATCGTCTTGATTGTGTCATCCGGCTGGCCGTCTCCCAGGGCCGTGTAGCTCTGGTAGATGCTGACCACCGCGTCCTTGCGTGATACGCTGATGTGGTTCCCGTCCGCGACACACTTCTCATAGGTGTCCAGGATCTGGATCCGCAGGATGCCGCGCAGGCCCTGTTCGATGGCCTTGTTCTTCGCCTTCTCCTTCCGGAATTTCGCCGCCAGCCTCGCGTAGGCCGCGCTGAGTCCCGCGACCACCACGCCGAACAGCACCTCCAGCCAGTATTTCAGAACAAAATCCCACATACGCATCATTCCTCCGAAATATCTCCGCCAAACGTCTCTACGATCTCCCTGGCCCGGTTCTCCGTCAGGTGCAGGACCGTCACCGTGTACAGCTTCTCCGGCGCCTGGATGACCTCTCCGGCCTCCAGCGCCGCGTCAATGGCCGCCCAGGTAAGCGGACCGCAGACCCCGTCCGCCGCCAGACTGTGATTAGCCTGGAAGGCCTTGACGGCGGTCTCGGTGTTCCGTCCGAAGATCCCGTCCGCGCCGGAGGGCCCCACGGCGTACCCCAGCGCCAGCAGATCCTTCTGCAGTTCCGTCACGAATTCGCCCGTGGATCCGCGCCGCAGCGTGGGTTTTGTCACCGGCACAGGCGCGTCGCCGTCCAGCCCCTTCGGGATCGCCCAGTGTGTGCATTTCTTCGACAGCTTTTCCTTCTTGACGGAACCGCTGCAGTGAATCATCCAGCCGTTCCCGATGTACCACCCGATGTGGCTCATGATCGTTTTGTCCTGCTGGTTCTGCCAGAAGACGCAGCACAGCTTCTCCGGCAGCGTGTCGATCGTCCCTTTTGCTTCCCAGTTCGCGCTGTTCCGCCACATGGTGGAGCAGCCTCCGCCTGTCAGAGAAATCCCGACCCGGCTGGCCAGCTGCTTGATGAATCCCTGACAATCGTCAATCAGGACCCTGCGGTTGTCCGGATAATAGGTGCACCCGCCGCAGCTACGCCCGCTGCCGTTCAGCGCCTGGCACCGGCTGATGATCAGTTTCGCCTCCTCCTCCGGGCAGCTGCTGCGGCCTGCGTAATACTGCCGCTTTGCCGGCGTGCACTGTGCTGCTACCGCACCCCAGACGTACGGCCATCCAATTTCCGCCTCCGCCGTCCGGATGATCAGTTCCTCTTTCGTCAGCCCCTGCGCCTTCCATCCCTGAAAGAGCTCGTCAACGTCTGCTGCGCTGTTCATTCGCTCACTCCCTTCTCAGACTTATTGCGTACTTTAACTCTTGCCCTTGCGCCTTTCTTCCCGTGCGTCCTCAGCGCAGATGGCGAGAAATGCCCCCACGCAGAAACCCAGCGCACCACCTATGCAGAGCAGAGCCACAGCATAAAGCCATGTCATTCGCCCTCACCGACTTCCGTCTGTTCCGGTTCGGTCGGTTCTTCTTCCGGTTCCGGTGCGGGTTCCGGGGGAACAGGAGTCATGTCCGGGAAAGCACCCCACGATTTCAGATAAAGCTGTTTGCCGTCCCCGGCACGGATGATCGAAACAGACCATGCGACCCGGTTGGGACTGTCCGCATTGGCAAGGGCAACAACCTCGTTGGAATAGTCTGCCTGTGCGGCGAGCAGAGCGATCTCCGGGTCACCGTTGGGGTTTTCTTCCGTAGCCTTGTAGGTACGGGAATCGAACGGCTTCGGATAGCCGGGAATGTCGGACAACACGCCATGCGGATTGGATTCGGAAACTACTACCTGTGTTGCAAAAACTTTGTAGATCTGTCTGAGTGCCATTGTGGTTACCTCTCTTTCTTTAATCGCCTTTTGCTCTTAATATGATAAGATCATGACCGCCGGGGATTTTAACCTCTTTATTCGCTCCAATATACAAATTTATTTGATCTTTCGTTGTTGTATCGACATATACACATCTTACGCCCCAATAATCTGAGTTTCCGTTTGATCTAATAACGTAAGTTTGTCCCGTTGCAATTGTATGATTTGGTCCACAGATTGCAAACTGGCAAGCCTTTAATATATGCTTATTTTCTGCCAAGCCATCAGAACCATTAATAACAGGACTCATGATAGCAATATAAAATCCATTTCCGGGACTCGGAAACGTTACATCGTCTACGGTTGTTTCTATATGAATCGTTTGTACAACTTCCAAAAGGCTTTCGAGCAACGAAGCATTTCCTGCCATCTGTAGCATCATCCTCCTTATCTGCATCAAGTCCATGCACACGCCACCCCCAGACAGCCGTCAGCAATGTTGATTTCATACGTGGTATTCGCTTCAAGGCTTGTCGGATCAAATGAATTTGCCCACCGCATCGTCATCCCTGTGGGTGGCGTGACGGTCAACACGGTCGGCGTTGAGCCAGACTCAAACGTTACATCAATGATTCCGCTTGCCGGGACTACGATGGTCAGAGTCGATACCTCACCGCAGATGTAGCGAACCCCGGCTTTTGCGTTGATGGTCGGAGTGCTACCGCTGACGGTTTCCGGTGCGTTCAGCATTCCGCTGATGGCGGATTTTGCAGACTCCGTGTAGGTTCCGACAGTGTTCGCACTACTGCTCTGTGTGCTATCCCCGGCGGCTTTTGCGAGTCCGTAGAAAACAGACTGATGCTGATTTAAAGGAACGATAGGTTTATATCCTTGCGTTCCTGCTTTAATTTGGTCGTCATAAGCTGTCGCAACGTATACCTTTCCTGTTGATAATCCCGTTCCAAGGCTTCCATCTGTTTTTACAACGCCAAGTGTTGAAGCAGTAGCCATCGGCACATTCGCCACACCCTGTGACAGGATCGATGTGCCGTTGACCTGCACATCCGTCACAGGAACGGTCACCGATGCAACCCCACTACTGACAACGGAACTGCCGTTCACCTGTACATCGGTGACGGCTTTCTTCGTCACAATGCCTGTGTCCGCACAGTAAGTCAGCGTGACCGTCCCTTCATTGTCTGCCCACGCATGATTCACGCCAAGCACGGAGCGCATCTCAACCGGGGTCAGATAATAGGTAATCGCCTGTGCTAACTCATAAACCACCTGCGCTCCGGTTGTCGGTGTGGTTCCGCTGGCGTAAACATCACGGTCTGAAATCCATTCACCCGGCAGAGTCTCGCCGTTGTAGGACGCAATCTGTCCGTGTGTGACGGTCAGGATACCCTTTACGATATCCACCGTACCGCCGTAGACGGTTCCTGCCACCGCAGACCAATCCACTTCCGCTTCGCTCCGAAGCTGTGGTTTAACATAGGTTTCCCTTGCGTTGCCGATGGTAACCATCAGTTCCCGGGAAATCCACCACGTAAGAGTTCCAAGGATGGACGCCGCCTGCACAACAAAGAACCCATGATTCCCGGTCGAAACGGACTGCGCAACCGCTCCGCTGAAACCTTTGTTCTCATATACATTGTCACCGTTTGTCAGCGTGAAATTGTCAACTACGCCGACATTCCCGGCATCACTGTCCGAACTCTTTTTAGTTGCATAAAGTCCGGCATTTTTCGGAACGGCAAACGAAAAAACTCTTGCGTTCGTTGCGCTTGCGATCTTGCTGTTGCTGATCGTTCCTTTTCTCAGGCTTGTCGGAACGTTCCCCGGCAGAAGGTTGTGACCGCTCACATACGCAGAAACTTTCGTCTTGCCCGTAATGGGTCTGATGTTTTCCGGTGAAGGATCTCCGGTTCCACTCTGCACCGCATTGATCGAAATGACCATGCTTTCCAGAGGCAGACCGTCCGCACCATCGTTAAACGTGGCAATTGTCCCGGATGCGCTTTTCAGAATCACAGGGGACTTTTCCCGGTTCAACTGTTCCGCATATTCCTTGACGGTTCCCTTCCGCAGACAGGTTCCGGTACAGATCACATTGACAATCAGAGTAACCGCATTTTCCGGTGCGGTAAGAATCAGACCGTTTTCTGTAACATCCTCACCGGAAACAGACAGCACTGCACTGTTTGCATCCACAAACGCCCACAGACGTGGATTCATCCGTCCCGTTCCGGTGATCTTAAACTGATCTCCTTCACTGCAAGATACAACGCAGTGTTCAAGCGACCCGGAATACAGAATCGTGGACATATCAACGGTTGCGCTACTTGTGACGATGTACCCCGGCTCAAACGGGCAATTAACCCATTCAGACTCAGCAGATCCACTCTGCGGAGTAGACCACACCGGATCAAGATTGCTGTCTAAGGCAAGCACCTGTCCTGCCGTGCCAGCGGTTCCCGGCGCATTCTGCTTCTGCTGAATTTCGTTCTTTAAGTCTGAGAGCTTATCAGCCGACCAGGTCTTCCCGGTGGCCCCGCTGCCGGCGGTGTCGTCGATCAGCTCCGTCGGATCTCCCGGGCTTCCGTCCTCGCCGTCGCTCACGGTGGCCGTGGTCGTCCCGTCCTTGTCCGTGATCGTGATGGTCGCGGTCTTCCCGCTCTTGCTCACGCTGGCGCTGGGAGAATACCCGTCAGCGCCGGGTGCGCCGTCCTGGCCAGGGTCGCCGGTATCGCCCTTTGGAATCCCCAGCTTCAGCACCGGGTTCTCTCCGCTGTGGTCAATCTCCGCCGTCGGCGTGGATCCTTCCGGAAGCCCGGTCGCCGTCGCCGTCATGGCGTTGTAGCTGTCCACCGCGGCCTGCGTCGCCGCCGCTGCCGTCATCAGCCCTTCAACCCAGTCCGCCCAGTCATCCGGTTCCGGATCCACGGACGTGATCAGGCTTTCAGAAACGCTGAACCGGTAGATCTTCGTCTTTGCGACCGTCTCGCCAGCTGAATACACAATTTGCGCGTACAAAAATCCCTGGCGCTCGCACTCCCACGCGCTGACCGTCCAGACCAGATCCGTTCCGTCCAGCACGGCGGAATTGCTCGCCACCGCCTCCGTGTCGCCCGGCCTCCGGACCGTCAACGCAGCCACCCCGCCGGGGAACTCCGCCATGATGTCCGAAATGTCGAACCGCACCTGCATCCGGTCGTTTTCGCCCTGGTATGCGATCCGCGCCGTCTGCCCGCAGCATGCCCTGATTTCCATGGTTAACCCCTCCTTGAAGCAAAATAATAACGGTGCGCTTGCTCAAGGCGCGACCGCTTACAGCTTGGTCGTAATATTGTGCCAGTTGCTCGAAATCACCCGGCTGATGTCGTGGTTTTCGCTCCCGATCGTCACGGAGACGGCCTCCGGCTGCCTGTGCGCGTCCTGCCAGTCCATCTGCACGATCCTGTCCGTGAAAACCTGGCTCTCTGCCCCGTTATACCCCGGCACGCAGACCCGGCAGAGTTTCCCGACCGCCAGCTGATCCAGCGGCTCCGTGCTCCCCTGCGGGATCACCGCTGTCGCCGTCAGCCGCAGCTGCGGTGTCGCGTGTCCGTGCCATGCCTGGTTCATGGCGACGATCAGCGCGTCCTCATCCTCCGCGTCGTCGAACTTCTCGATGTGGCTGACGGTGCCGTACGGGTTCCATAACATGTCCACGTACCGCCCGGTCACTTCCAGACCGTCCTTGCCGATGGGGTAGAACCGCGTGAACATCCCGCTCCGGTTCTGCTCCCAGATCAGCGTCCGCAGGTTCCGTCCGAGCCTCAGCTCGCAGTCGAACTCTGCAGCCGGGTCCAGGTAATCCACATTCAGCTTGAACGGATAAACGCTGGTGTCCATGCTCCAGAAAGCCCCCTCCAGCGTGTCCATCACCTTCTCCAGCGCGTCAAAACAGTTTTCGTTCTCGAACCGGTATTCTCCCTGAATCCCGCCGAACTGACTGTTCCACCGGCCCAGGATCCAGTCGCTCTGCCGCCCCAGAATGTACTGAACGGCCTGTTTCGCCGTGCACGTGGTCGCGCCCGGCGTCCCGGTGATCGTCGCCGGCGTGATCTCCTTGAAAAGCACCGTATCCCGCAGCACACAGATGATGTGCTCCAGGCTCACAGTGTCGATACCCGTGTGGAACTCCCGCCGGATGCTGCGCACCCGGAAAACCATGCCCTCCGCCGGCGTCCCCGGTTCGCCCATCATCCAGGTCGTGATGCTGGTGCCGTAGATGTCCTGCGGCGTCAGCTCCGCGGTAATCTCCCGCTCCTTCACGCTCAGCCGCAGCGTGTCCTCCGGAATCATCCGGAGCGGCGTAATGCTGTGCCCGCTCACCTGGATCATCAGACATACCTCCCCGATGCCGTCATCACAAGCGTGCCGGCCTTGTTTGTCTGAACCCTGATTGTGTTTGTCCCCGGATTCAGGTACAGATCGTCTCCGCTTCCTCCGACCCGGTACCTCAGCAGGTTCGTGCTCCCGCTGTAGATCCGCAGACGCCCGTTCACGTGCGTCGCCGTCAGCGTTTCCCCTCCTGCGACCTCGAAACCGGTCATCTGGAAAAACACCACGTCCGTCCAGATTGACAGCAGATCCAGTGCAGTGGTTCCGCTGTTTGTGAAGGTGAAGTCCGCCACCGTCTGCAGGTGCCCCGGCACGCTCAGCGTGAAGCTGGTCTCCGTCTGCGCCGGAATGCTCTTCGTAACGCTGACCGGTTCCTCATCCTGCCAGAACGGCACGCTGATGGCGTGGAACGTAATCGTGTATTCGTCCGTCCAGTTCCGGAAGTCCCCAGGCGCGGACATTTCCGCCCGGTCGACCCACAGCCGCCTGTCCTGGATGAAATTCAGCCGGAGCCAGTTTCCTTCCCCGCCCAGCGCCCACGCGGCGACGGATTCCCATACCGCCCGCCGGTCCGCCAGCGCGGTCTTCGGCAGCAGGATCGCGAAATTGACGGTCACGTCCATCGTGTCCCAGTGCCGGCTCAGGATCCGCTGCCCGGACCCGCCGGCCAGGCTCGCCGTGGAAACGCTCTCCGACGGCGTGCCGACCTCAACGCTCCGGATCACGATGCTCGTGTCCAGGCTGTCCAGCTGGGTGGCGCCCAGCTTCACCCGTCTTGATAAAATCACAGGATCCCCTCCCGTTTAATTGACATAGGTAAACACGTCGTCCCAGAGGTTTTTCCGCGTTCTCCTGCCGATCTCGTTCACCACCACGCCGGAAACCGTCAGGTTCGCTTCTTCCGCGCCGCTCCGCACGGCCTCCTTCAGCTTCTCCGGCAGGTTCCGGAAAACGGCGATGTCGTCGTGGGTCAGCGTGTTCTTCCGGCTCTCCTGTTCCATGTAGCCCTCGATCCGCCGCAGCGTGTCGTCCATCGGAACCAGGAAAGAGTCGATTTCCTCGTTCGAGTACATCTCGTCGCCTTCCAGGTACTTGCTCAGGGAAAGCGCCAGCTGATCCGTCTGCTCCTGCCCCAGCACGTCGTACAGGTTGTACAGTTCATCGTCCTCCACGGTGCCGTCCCGGTCGTTGTACCATTCCATGAACCGCTGCGCAAAAGCCGTCATGGCCTCATATTCCGCCGCGGTGTCACCGCCGACGGTGCGGTATCCGTTCAGCGTCTGCCAGATGTCGAAGAACTCGCTGTCCGCGAAATCGTTGGCGACCTCCGCGGTATGCTCCATCTGTTCCTCGCCCTTCTGGTACGCGATGTTCACCAGCTTCATGTCCCGGATGATGCCGTCCACCATCAGCGCGCCGGCCGCCAGCACGCCGACTCCGGCCAGCCCGCCGCCAGCCAGGAAGGAAGTCTTCATCCCTCCTGCCGCCGCCGCGGCGCTTGCGCCTCCGCCGCCTCCGCCGCCGGCCAGAACCCCGTTCAGACCGGAGCTGACGCCGCTTCCGGCGCCCGCTGCCATCTCCGCGCCTCCTCCGCCGCGCATCAGCTGCAGGCCCTTCAGCATGTTGTAAACCTGCAGGCCTCCTCCGGCCAGCTTCAGCCCGGCCCATCCGGCGATGATCCACTTCAGGGCTTCCACGACATCATCCTTTTTTTCAATCAGCCACTGGAACGCGCCCGTGATGCCCTCCAGCATCCCCTTCAGCCCTTCCATGGCAGCCTCCGGGTCAATCTGCGCGATGTCCTCGAAGAACCCGGTGATCACCGCGCTCAGCTTGTCCATCATTTCCTGGCCCGCCGGGCTGTTCAGGTACGCGTTGAACTCCTGCAGCAGCCCCGTCAGCGTCTCCATCACGCTGGTGATCGCCGGCGCCATGGCCGCCTCAAACTCGTGCTGAAAGTTCTCCCATTCGGTCTGCAGCTTCATCTCCGTGTCGTTCAGCGTGGTCAGCTTCTGCAGGTCCTCGTCGCCGATCCAGTTCCAGCTGTCCCTGACGCGCTCATATTCTTCCCGCCCCGCGGAAAACAGCGGAATCAGTTCGTCCCAGCTCTTGCCGAAGGCCGCCATGGCCGCTTCTTCCCGTTTCAGCGGTTCGTCCATCGCCATGATGGCCGCGCCGGCGTTCCAGAATGTGTCTTCCAGGCCTTCGTCCGTGTGGTTGCTGGTATCAATCCCCAGGATCTCTTCAATGGTTTCCGTCTTGCCCTCGTTCAGCAGCCCCTGCTTCAGCTTCTTCCTGGCGGAAATAATGGTGCTGACGTCCGTGTCGATGATGTTCGCCGTCTGCTGCATCCGGTACAGATCTTCCGGTTTCATGCCGTACACCGTGGCCTCGGTCGCCAGGTCATCCGCCCACGCGCCCGCGCCCAGCGTCGCCTGAACGATCCGCTTGCCCAGGTTCCACGCCGCCTTCGCCGCGTTCTCCAGCGTGCCGGTAATCTTCCCGATGCCCTCGGTCACCTTCTCGACGCCCATGCCCTGGCCGATCTGGCTCAGCTTGTCATTCATGTCGCCGACGCCGGCGCCCGCGTCCTGCCCGGCCGCTCCGACGCCCTCCAGGTCGCTCTCCATGTTTGTCAGCGCCGTCTGTGCCCGGACCATCTGCTGCTGCATGCTCTGGAACGCCGCGCTGTTCTCGTCCACGCCGTTCTTCTTCATGGTCTCCAGCGCCTTCTGGCTCTGCTCGACCACGCGCTTCTGTTCCTCAATCTGCCGCTGCAGGAGCTCGCTCTTCTCCTGCATGTATTTCTCGGCGTCTCCCGTCAGGCGGAACTGCGCCTCGTTCAGCTTCAGCTGCTCGTCCAGCGTTTTCACGGAGGCCTGCGCCTGTTTCATATTTTGTTTGAATTGTGAAACACCGCTGACGCCCATCTTGACGTTCACGCTGTTCGCCATGCTTCCGCCCTCCTTAAATCCGGAACCCCGGACTGTATTTCAAGTGATAGACAAACAGGTCCGCGACGGCCCCCGGACGCATCCGGTGGATCTCATCCAGCCGCAGGCCTGCCTCCAGCCCCCAGCTCACCACCATCAGGTAAGTCAGCCGGGATTCTCTTTTTTTCTCTCAATTTCCTCCAGCGTCACGTCCACCGGCCCGCCGTCGTTGTCCTTCGGAATCTCGCTGAGCATGCCCTCGTGGATCGCCTTCGTGCACACGATGATCGCCTCCGCCAGCCGCGCCGGCTTCAGCGCCCTCAGCACCGCCTTGTCCGTCAGATCCGCGGTCTCCCCGGCCTCTTCGAGACCGGCGTTCCCAAGAATCCGGATCAGCGACGCGATGGCTCCCAGGTGTCCCGGGCTTCCGTAGGACTCCGTGTCCTCCGGGTTGTCCGGGTTCCGCCCCGCGATCAGGTACTGGAATTTTCCCAGCGGCGCGATGTCCTCCTGGATGGCCTTCATCTCGTATGTCGTGTACAGCAGGGGAATTTTCCGCCCCTTCAAAGTGATTTCCGCCATTGTCCGCACTCCTTTCAAAAAAGCGGGACGGCCCCGCCCGGAGCCGCCCCGTGTCCTTATCAGGTGATTCCCGCCTTGCCCTTGACGTACGCGATCGCGTCCGCCGCGCTGGTAAAGGTCTTGTGCACCGCGAAGCTCAGCGTGTCCGCACTGCTCAGCTTGATGCCGCTGCCGACGCCGTTCAGCGTGGGCGTGCGCCATTCGATGTTCCTCTCCTTCGTCCGGGTTTCCTCGGAGCTGACGCCGAACTTCAGCTTGTAGTACCACCAGCCCTCGTAGGAATTCTCCACCACGCCGCTGCTGTTGGTCGTCCGCATCACGCGCACGTAGCCGAAGCCAACGTCCGGGCTCGCCAGGCTGTTCACCGTGTACTCGTTCGTCTGCACGGTCTCGCCCAGCACGTAGCCCCTGGCCTCGTCCGTCAGTCCGCTGGGCTCGAAGTCGATCGTGTAGCCCAGGACGCCGTTGTCCGTGTCGAGCTCGACGTCGTCGCCGTAGAAATGGCCGTCCGCGCGCTCCCAGTTCACGCTGGCGCTCACCGCCTCCGCCAGCACCTTGCCGGTGTTGTAGCTGATGCTGGATCCCGCCGTGTAGGTCTGTACCGTCGCCGCCACCGGCGAAAGCATTCCGACATTCGCGTTCATTCCGTTATCCTCCTTGTTTGTTCAGTCTTTCCTCGATCGTCCTCGCGATCGCCTGTTCAGCCTTCTTCTTTCCGTTGCTCGCCGCTTTCCGGATGAAGGGCTGTTTCTTCATAAAGCTCGTGCCGCTGTTGATCGCGTTGGCAATCTTCGCAATCGGCACCTGTCTGCCGTTCAGCTGCGCGTATCCCGCATTCCCGTATCCGACGGAGGTGTCCACCTCGCTGCCGTTCTTCGCGAACTTCGCGATGCCGATCCCGCCGGCGGCCTGAACCACCGCGGCTTCCTCCGGGCTCGCCTCCCGCTGCCATCCGCTGGCGTAGCGGAATCTGGCGGTTTTCAGCTTCCCGGCCTCCGCGGCGATCTCCGCCGCCATGATCCCGGCGCCCTCATACAGCCCCGCGGCCGCAGCGGCCTCCGCGCCGCCCTCCAGCCTGGCCAGCATTTCGCTGATTTCCTCCATGCCGGTGGTGCTCATCGTTCCGGCCATCAGCCTTCGCCTCCGTCCGTCCCGTCAGGCTCTTCGTCCGTTCCGTCCGGATCAGGCTCCGGTTCCGGCTCCGGTTCCGGCTCTTCCGGCTGGTTCACGCACTGGAAAACCCATTCCACATGAAAAAGCCCGCTGTCCGTCTCGAACTGCGTGCTGCTCAGGAACCAGCTGTTCCCCAGGATCTCCGTCAGCGTTTCCTCCACGCCTTCGATGATGTCATCACGGTCGGTCAGCTTCGGGTAGAAAACGTCCACGGATCCCTCCCAGGACCGGTCCGCTTTCGTCCCGTCGCCGTCCAGGCTGCCCGCCTCAAAGTCGAGCGCCACAACGCCGTAGGCGCCTTCCGGCCGCGTCCGCCATCCGTATTCCGCGAAGGGGATGTCCATCAGCTTCAGCGCCGCCACAAGCTGCGCGTATTCAGTCGGCATCCGGCACACCTCCGTTTCCCCTGGCGTTTCCGGCCTCCCGCTGAATGGTCAGCTCAATGCCGTCCTCTTCCGTGATGTACGTCCGGATCACCCGGAACCGCACGCCGCACAGCTCGCACAGCGGCTCGCCCATGTACTCGAAGTCGTGCGCAAGGATCACCTTCATCTCCGGGCTCAGTCCCTGGCCCATCGCCTGATAGGCTTCCTGCATCCCGATGCTCCGCAGCGTGCAGAACACGGTCCTCCGGTTTTCCGCCGGTTCGGTGCCGACGCCGTGGGCCGCCGGGTTTTCCGCGATCAGCGTCACCACGTTGCTCTTCAGCATCCGCCGTCACCTTCCCACTGCGTGTAGCCGTCCGCGTGCATCAGCTGCACCTTCTGCTCGTCGTAGGCCGCTTTCAGCCGGTCATAGTTCGGCGGGTTGCCGAACCGCGCCGCCACATAGGTGAGAATTGCCCGCTGCACCAGCGGATCGTTCACCGTGGACTGGTCCACCACCGTTCCGCTGCTCACTGTCCAGGCAATCCTGCCCGGCACCCGCACGCCCGCGATCTCCAGGTCGCGCGCGCCGGCCTGCAGCAGCAGCATGATCTCCCCGTCAAAGGCGTTCACCGTCACACGGAGCGCCGTTTTCGCCTCGCTCAGCATCTGTCTCACCTCTTTCGTCAAAAAACCGGGGCGGGCGAGTGCAGTTCCCGCCCCGTACCTTCAAAGCCCGTCAGGGCTGTCCGGCCTTTTCCATCACTGTGTCGCGGAACGCCTCGTCAACGCTCAGGCGCATAATGTGCCCGATCTTCAGCCGGCTGTCGCAGTGGAATTTCAGGTTCAGCTTCCGCGCCCTCCAGCAGAAGGTGAGGTCTTCCCCCATCCCGCCGACCGGATAGAACGGCACGCCGTAGATCCCCATGGCCTGCAGCATGCCGATCCGCATCAGCACGCAGGCGAACCCGCACGCCTCCACCTCGAACACCTGGTCACGCGGGTAGTCGTACCAGTTCTCCGCGATCGGCCGGACCATGTTCCCGTCCTGGTCAACCTCCAGCCGGCTGTAGATGCACGGCTTGAAGGGCGGACGCCGTCCGAAGCACAGCCCCGTCACCGCGTCCTTTTTCACGCCGTCCTCCGCGCCCTCGATGTCCGCCATCAGCTTCTCCATCAGGTCGGCGTCAAAGGTCATGTCGGAATCCAGCCACAGCACAAAGTCGAAGTCCTCGCCCAGCGCGTATTTCGTAATCTGGTTCCTCGCGTCGTAAACCAGGCTGCCCTTCAGCAGCCGGATCTCCACGTCCCCCACCGGCTTCAGCTGCAGCAGACAGTTCACAAAGTCGGATTCGATGGTGTCCATGCACGGCACCGCGATCAGTGTTTTCATCAGGTCTGCACTCCTTTGAAAAAGTCAGGCGGAGGAACCGAAGCCCCTCCGCCCGTGGTTATTCAGTTTTTCCCTATTCCTTAGGTGGTAGCCACGCACCAGACGATGGCGTCGGTGCTGCCCAGCTTGCCGTCCGCCAGGGTCATCGCGCGGTACACCGCGGAACCGGTCCGGAAGGCCGCCTCTTCGCTCTTCTTGACCTCGATGCCCTTCGCCAGGTTCAGCTTGTAGGCCTTGAAGTCGCCGAAGAACACGTCATCGGTGCCGGCGTTGGCGTCCAGGATGCAGGGATAGCCCAGGATGTTGTACTTCCGGGGGCTCTGCGGATCCAGAACGACCACGCGGTTGTTGGTGCTGTCGACCATGCCCAGGATCTTGGAGAAGAACAGGGCGGGCCGCATCAGGAAGCTGGCGTTCGGATGCCACTCACCGGGCAGCTTGCTCATGATGCCGGTCAGCTGCGCCCAGGTCATGCCGGCGCGGGTGAAGGTGCCGTCGTTGGTGCTCTTGGTCTTCTTGATGCCTTCAGCCTGAGAGCTGGCCAGGCCGCCGCCGTTGATAATGGCGCTGTCCAGGGCCTTCTCGATCTTGTTCACCAGGCGGGAAACGAGCCAGCCTTCAAAGGCGTCGATGCTCATGGCTTCCACGTCGGCGGTGATCTCGAGAGTCTTGATCAGCTTGTAGGCGCCCAGCTGGATGCTGGAAAGGGTGTCCTCGCTGTCCGTGGACGCGCTGCCCATGGCGACCCAGGACGCTTCATTCGTGGTGCCTTCCACCGGGAACTTGACGTATCCGGGGATGTTGGTCAGGTCAACCGCGGCCAGCAGGGGATTCAGCTCCAGCTTGCTGATGATCTCGTTCATGGTCACGATCGGGATCACGTGGCCGGCGGCCACAACGGCGGTACGCTCTTCAGCGGTCAGTTCCTTGCCCTGAAGGTCCTTCAGGAAAGCCTCCCGGTATTCCGGGCTGTTGATGGCAAAACGGGTCTCTTCCATTTTCTTGTCCTCCTTGAATTCTTTGACCACCGGGTCGTTCCCGGCGGCGATCTTCTGCCGCAGTTCCTCTTCGGCCGCGGCGCGCTCCTGGCGGGCCTTCAGCTCGGCCTTCACGGCCTCCAGCTCGTCCGCCCGCGCTTCCAGTTCCTCCGTGGTGACGCTTTCGTCCGTCGGCAGGCTGATCAGTTCGTCCCGCCTGGCCTCCAGCTGTTCCACGTTCATTTCGGTCATGTCACTCATCGGCATGAACCTCCTGTTCGATCAGATTCTTCAGCCGGTACAGAGCCGCAAGCCTGCGGTCATGCTCGGCTATTTCGGCGCGTGTTTCCTCCAGCTCCCGTCTGGAACTCTCCAGTTCCTCCTTCGCGCTCTCCAGCGAGGCCCTGGCGCTCTCCAGCGCCGCGCCTGCGGAAGCCGCCTGGATATCCGTGCCCTCATAAGCGGGGAACGTCACCGCGCTCACCTCGAACACACGCCCGATGCTCCGGATGTGCCTCAGAGGCTGGTCGGTGTCCAGATCCTCCCACTCGTCTCTATCAACCGTGAACATGAACGACATTCCGGAAATGTCGCCCCGCTGCACGGCAGAATAAAGCTCTTTTGCCCGCGGGTTGTTTTCGGTGTCCAGATCCACCCGGATCTCCAGCCCGCGCTCCGTCACTGTCAGCTGCATAGTGCTGTTTTCGTTGTTGTTCCGGCTCCTGGCCAGCGGGATCATGCTCGTGTCATGCCCCACCAGGAAACGCACATCCCGAAGGTCGGTCGTGTCCAGCGCGCCGGGCTCGATCACCTCGCGGATAATCCCCAGGTCCGTCTCCTGTCCGAAAACAATCGGCGTTCCGGTCAGCCGTCCCTTCCGGCCTTCCTTCCCGCCGTCCTCCGCCCGGATCTCAAATTCCAGGCTGCGTACTTCCTTATTCATCGCTCTTTTCCTCCTGTCCGTCGTCCTTCGCCTGGACGTCCTTGTACTCGCCGCGGATCGGCGTATACTGCCCGGCGCCGTCCGGCAGCGGGGCATAATTGAACAGCTCGCGGATCTCGTCAATCGTCAGAACGCCGCGGTCCCCCAGCTGCTGCGCCATGCTGATCTTCTGGCCCACGTTCATGTACTGCAGCCGGTTCGCCGTGAACAGAATCGCGTTCCCGCCGTTCCGCTCGCGCTCCGTGAAAACCATCCGGGTCAGGCTGTCGCTCAGCTTGATGGCGAAAGGCTCGATCGCGCCGTTGAAAAAGCTGTCCATCACGTCCGCCGTGGCGCTGTTGTTGATCACGCTCTCCGGCACGCCGAAGTAGTTGCACACGTTCTCCCGGATCAGCTTCTGCTGCTCGCCGTTGACCTCATAGCTCCGCTGGCTCAGTTCCTTGATGTTCTGCATCTGGTTCCCGAACAGCAGGAGCCCGCCGCCCCCGGCCTGGAAGTTGTTCCGGTCGAAACGCTCGCGCTCTTTTCTTAAATCTTCATCGAAGGCCTTGCCCGTCAGCTGCGCCATAAAGCGGTACGTGGCGCTGTTTTTCACACCTTCCATGATCCCCTGTTCGACCATGTGAACCAGCTTCATGGTGCTGTCCAGCGCGGTGTTTTTCTCACCGAAGAAGTCGTCCTTCAGCTGGTGCTTGGTGATCACCGCGCACCGGCTCAGCTCCATGCTCCGCCGCTGGCCGTTCATGAACGTGTATTTCAGGTACGGAATCCCGCCGTGGTCGACGACCTCACAGCTGCTGGGCATCACCGGGAAATACCCGGAAACCTCGCCGGCCCTGTCCAGCACCGGAACGACAAATAAGTTGTTTTCGATGTCGTAAATATTGCTGCACCGTTCCAGGAACTGCGGCCAGGTGTACCACGGATTCGGCTCTGTTTTTGTCGCCGTGTAGAGCTTCTGCCTCGCCGTGCCGCTCATGCTGTATTTCAGCTTCGCTACATGCCTGGCTTTCGCGTCCACCGCCGCCCGCACCAGTTCGCTCTCGTAAATCTGACCGCCCCAGCTTGTGAACACCGGCGAATAAGCCGTGAAGGTCTCAAACCTTCCGTCAGCGCCTCCGGAGACCTTCGGCCTCCCGAAGATGCGATCAATCAGTCCCATTTTCCTCACCTCTCGTTGCTCAGCTGTGCCGTCATTTCCTCGTAATAGTTGTGCCGCATGCAGATGGCGTCACTTAATGCCGCCATTCCGTCAATGTGCGCCCGCGGATTCATCTTGATCAGCCGGCGCCGATTCGTCCCTTCTTCAAACTTCAGCGCGGCGTCCAGCATGTGCACCTTCATCAGGTCGTTGTCATTGATGCACCGGAGCCGCCCGTCCTTGATCATGCCTTCCATGTCGATCAGCACGCCCGTCAGATTGCTCCCCTGGGAAACCGACTCCATGTCGAAGCCGTCCGCCTGCATGTCCTGCACCAGGTACGCCGCGCTGTACCGGTCGTACCCGACCTTCAGCGGCAGAATCTCGTACTCCCGCTCCAGCCGGCTGAACCACGCGTGCACCTCGTGGTAGTCCACCGTGTTCTCCCCGCAGACCGTCAGCAGGCCCCGCTGCCGGTAGATCTCATACGGCAGACCGTCCCGCTGCGTGGCCTCCTGAACCTTGTTCGCCGGCATAAAGAACATGACGTCAAACCAGCTGACGCCGTCCTTCTCGATCACGATCACCGCCGCCGTCAGGTCAACCGCTAAGGAAAGATCGATCCCTCCCAGCGCGTAACTGTGCCGGAAGTCCTCCAGCATCAGCCCGTTCGGTTCATGCGGCGCCAGCGGTTCCCATCCGGGCCCGTATCCGCCCAGGAAGCATTTCCGCACGTCCTGCGCCGTCAGCCACGCCTGCGAGGAATTCTGTTTGATGCAGGCGAACTTCGTCATGAACTCCGCCTTGTTTGCCAGGCTTTCCTCCGCCTTCGCGATTTCCTCCAGGATGTAGGAGGCGCTCACGCTGACGCCCAGGTTCGGAATGCTCTTCTGCAGTTCGTTCAGGTCGTTCCATTTGTCCAGGTCGTCAATCTGGTATAAAAAAGGCAGCAGCCTCTTTTCCCGGCTGTTGCCCTGCAGGAACGATGTGCCGCGCCTGAACAGCTCATCGTAGATCCCGTCGTTGATGTAGTTCGCCGTCGTGATGCTCAGAATCAGCGGCTGTTCCCGGGAACCCAGCGCGCTTGTCATCACCGCGTACTGTTTGATCCCCTGGTCCCCGACCCACGCCGCCACCTCGTCGCAGACTGTCAGGTGCGGGTTGAATCCGTCGCTCTTCTTCTCGCTGAACGGCACCTTCTTGATGGACGTGTTCGTGCTCTCGATGTAAATGTCCATCTTCCGCTTCTTTGTGATCTTCATCAGATCCGGCTCCGCGGAGATGCTCTGCCAGAAGTCATTGAACACGATATCCGCCTGGTCCAGCTTCGGCGCCAGGAAGTAGCAGTCCGCGCCGCGCTCCCCGTCCGCGTAGGCCATATACTCCGCGATTCCGGATGCCAGCAGGCTCTTCCCGTTCTTCCGGCCCATGACCACGAACACTTCCCTGTATACCCGGGTCCCGTTCTCATCCACCAGCCCGAAGATGCAGCTGATCAGCGCCTTCTGCCAGGTCTCCAGCTTCACCAGCTGCGGCGCCAGCTTCCCCTTGGAATGGTGGCAGAAATTCTCAAAAAAGCGGATCGCTTTGTTTGCCTTCTTCTGGTCGAAGAAGTAGACCTTGTTTTCCAGGTCGGAGATGATCCGCTCGTATAAAAGACGGATCCAGTGACCCACCGTCACACTGCCGTCTTCTATTGCCTGATAATATCGGAGGATCCAGTTCTCCGCGGACACCGCCATCCTCTGCAGCCGTCTGGCCTCCGCGTCCAGTTCACGGTTCGGCACGTCCGGCCGTTCCCATACTTCGGACTTAGTCATTCAGGAACTCACCCAGCTTATCCCCCGCCGGCGCTTCCCGGCCCAGCTTCCCGATGATGTCCAGCATCACGCCCAGCGTTTTGTTCGCTGTGTCGTTATACTTCGGCAGCTGCGTGGCCATCGGGTGCGCCTCGATCTTCTTCTGCCCCGTGGATCCGATCACTTCCATCACAAGGCCACGTTCGTCCAGATCCGCCTGGATCTTCCGGATCATATCCATCTGCCCGGCGTACCGGTCCGCGGCGGAGACGAACAGAACATTGTCCTTCACGCCGTACTGATCAGCCAGCCGCATGATCTCGTCAAAACTTAGCTTTTGTTTTGCCATCTCCGTCCCTCCCTTCCGAAAATCTTAAGATCCGTCTTAAAACCATCTGAAAATCGAAAACTTTTCCCAAAAGAGCGAAATTCGTGACTTCACCCCGGCCCTGGCCTTTTTTGAAAATTTTATTTTTGACCAGGGGGATCCTACAGCGCCACATGTCCCAGCGCGTCAGCTCGCCAGCGTTTCTTCCGGTGCTGTTCCTGGTGACATTCCTCGCAAAGTGCCATCAGGTTGCTGTGATCCAGAGTCACCGCCGGATCGTTCAGGTTCTCCGGCGTGATAGGCTTCTTGTGATGCACGTGCACCGCCGGTTCGATCAGTCCTTTGCTGAAACAGATCTCGCACAGTCCGCCGCGTTCACTAAGGAACGACACCCGGCACTTCCTCCATGCACGTGTCGTGTAGAAGGCCTCTATTTCCGGATCAGAATGCAATCAGGACCCACCTCGCCATTTTGATTGCGACCACCCAGGCACTGGAAAGGATAAACAGCGCCGGCCCCCGAACGTTGTGAGTGAAATAAAAGTCGAGCGGCGCCCGATTGCGCCGCCCGTGTGTCTGTTGCTTGTGCCTTGTGACATATTGTCATCATATACTAAATCACAGGTGTCCTGCCAATTCAAGCAAATCATGCCAACGAATTGAAATAATCAGATCTAATCTTCTGCACAGTCTGCCTGGACAGTTCCATGTTCTCCGCAATCCGCTCATCCGTCCATCCCAGCGCGTAGTAGTTCCGGACAATGATGAACAGCCGGCGGTCCTTGATCCGGTTCACGATCGTTTCAAACTCCATCATCATTTCCCGCAGATCCCGGCTCAGTTCCTCAATCCGGAACAGCGGATCATTCTCTTCGATCTGCTGAAGCATGGCCGCCTCCGGATCGTTCGTTCCTCTTGGCATTCCCGTCAGCTGCGGAGACCGGACCGGCCTGGGCCCGCCGATGTACTTGTTGAGAAACTTGGATTGACGCTCCAGGGTTTCAATTTCCATGACAATCAGCCTGTAATCCGTCAGGATCTCCTGTTCTCTCGTCATCTATCATTCCTCCCATTCCGCCAGCGAATACGGGCAAATGAGCCCGTCCCCGTAGTCCTCCATCGGCGTCGTCGCTTCCAACAGTTTGTACAGCTTGCACTGCCGGCAGCCTTCTCCGTCCTCGACGCACCCGCTGCACTTCCACCGTGCGCACTCCAGAAGCTCTTTGCCTTCCTCTTTCGTCATGACGATATTCGTGCTCATCGGTGACAGTTTCGGCATCAGCCGCATCTCGAAGTCCTTCATGGTGCCGTAGATCTGCCGGCACTGCGCTTTGCTGATCGTTCCGACCAGGTCGTCGCACACAGCCTTCAGCCCTCCCAGCGCCATCCGGAGGCGCCGGTTCCCGTCCGGCACGCACTTCAGCCGGTCAACCAGGTCGTCCTTCGCGTATCCCGCCGTGCTGAGCCCCGCCAGGAGCATCCTCACCGCCGTCATCTCCGACCGTTTCAGCCGCTCGCACTGCTCATCCGGCAGCATGTATGGTTCCCGCATTTATCGTTTCCCCCTCCGTATGTTCTCCCAGAAAATCCGCTTCATGGACGTGCTGAACTGCGTTTTTTCCTGCCTGAGCCGTTCCTTCGCCGCCCGCCATTTGTCACGCCATTCGATATATCGCTCACAGTGGTCATGGCAGGCCGGGTGCCGTTCAGGGCATTCCTTGCATGGGCATCTCATTTCAGTTCCCCCCGCGCCAGCCTGTCCTGGATGCTGCCGGGCCTCATGTAGTTGTAGAAGTACAGCGGCTCATAGATCGTCCGGATCGACCTCACCAGCGGCATCATCTCCTGCGTGAACGGCAGATCGTCGCTGTGTTCGATGTCCGGAAAACGATGGTCCCCGATGAACTCCCGCCGCCATGCCTTTGTCCACGGTGCGGCCCATACGCGGATATCGTCGGAAAAATTCTGGTTATTGCTCAGGAAAGTGTGCAGGCCATCAAACCCGCAGAAGTCGCGGGCCTTGAACCCGAACGCGACGACATCCACGTCGTCCTCGCATTCCGGCGCGATCATCTCAAACGCGCATTCATGCAGCCACCAGTCGTCGTCATCGCTGAACAGGATCCAGTCCCCTTCCGCGACATCCAGCGCGGCGTTCCTGGCAAGTCCGCACCGGCCGAAGTCCGTCTCAATGATCTTGTCGCCGTATTCGCAGGCGATCCCTACCGTCTTATAGTCCTGGCACCGGTCACAGACGATAATCAGCTCGTAATCCTTGAAACTCTGGGCCCGGATAGAGTTCAGCATCTTCCGCATGTACGCGGCGCTGTTATGTTCCGTTACGATCACACTGAACTTCGGCACTTTCAATCACCTCCAGATCGTCCCTGCTGAGCACGGCCCGGCAGTCGTCAACATAGATACTTTCGTCGTTATACGGGCAATCCGCGCACTTGCCGAACGGATCCTCGTCGTTCATGCTGACCATGCAGCAGCTGAGCCCGGCCTTAACCTTTGCTTTGTCAATCATCGTTTCACTCTCCTTAATTGCGGCCTTTAAGTCTGT